TCTTTATCTATGATTTATTGATTGAAATAAACTGCGGTCGTTATAAAAATACATTATTATATAGGGTAATATAATTTGCAGTCATCAGATGGGTAGAGTTTGCGGTTTAACAACCGAAGAATGACTTTTCCTTATTTGTATACGCAGTCACGTCATTGAAAGAAACTGTACCGTCGGCATTGTCCACCTTTGTGTACTTCTTCAATCCATTCCACACTGCGTCAGTGTAATTAGTAGGTAATAATGACCAAGCCATTTACAGTCCTCCTTTCATTCCAAAATTCCATGTCAGCATTCGTCTTCCGTTATGCTGATTCATGAGTGCATTGTATAAATCAAGAGACGCACTCTCAATTCTGTTTAATTCTGTAAAATCTATAGTATTGCCGTTTTCTGTAAATATCGGTGCAGTACCATATGATCGTTTAAGAGTATGGTTATTGATTGTTGTCAGATTCGACTCAAGAGAATTGATCTCATCTGCATAGAAATAATCTCCAACCTTTCTATCATTCCCAAGTGCATTAATACTGTACTGATCGTACATCTCAACCGACATATCACGAAGATGTTCTAAGTTGTTCTTTATTCTATTGAAATCTGATGCGTTAAAATAATCGCCTCTGTACACTCCGTTGATTGTCTCACCATGCCAGTCAGTTTTAGGTGTCATCCATGCCATTCTAGTCACCAACCCTTCTAGCAGTTATACTTCCCGAAAATGCCTGTTTAAATTTAAGAGTGTTTCTATACACATTAACTTTCATGTTATCTCGGAACTCGTTTTCCTGGTAAACAATGTCGTTAGCATCCAATTCGGGATTTCCTCGTGTGTTGTATTCATACTCAACACCAGCCAAGTAGTAATCACTCAGCCATTCTGCGAGTGACGATGCCATATTCATGTCACTGATTAACGGATTTCTCCAAGTGACTGTCTTACCTCTTCCGTGAAGTGACTTCACTGCCTGTTTTTCAACCGTCTTGTACTGATGACCTAGTATTTCTAATTTGTAGGTCCCAGGTGTTTTGAATCTAATCGTGATATAGTAATTTCCCCACTCTACAATATCGGCTCCACCTTCTGAATCATTGAGTAGAATTCGATATCCGTATGATGGGTCACTGACAAAGTATGTCTCAATCTCATTGCTTTTCACTGTAACTGTGTCACTGACAAGGCTCGATTCGACAGGATCTTCCTGGTAGACAGTGCACGGTACAACTATCTCCTTAACTCGTTCCTGTTTGATGACCTTCGGATATGATGTCATGTCGCGACGATTTATCGAGAAATCGTTGATTTTCTTGGTCTGCAAATCCGACTTAATCTGAATCACACCGTCTCTAGACTGTGTCAGAACACATCGACACGCATTCGCAATTATCTGTAATGCCTCTTTATGAGACACTTTCGGAACAGGATTGGTCGAATACATATTCTTGAGTGATTCATCAATATCATATTTCGTCACCCCTATATCAGCGAGTACGTCCTCAGCGAGCGAGTAATAACTCTTTCCTTTTGAAGTGTACATACCTTTATAGTATTCAGCGTCCATGTTTCTAAACGCATCGTAACATCGTATCGTAGCAGTAGTATCGTCACTTTCCCATTCGGAGCACTGTAGTGTTGCCCCTTGTATCCACTCTATTTCATCTGCACCAGGGGTCTGATAACCATATCGAACCTCCATCTGCTGACCTGTCTCGAAATAGTTAATCGCTGATGTAGGATTATCAACATTGAAGTATCTGTCGTAGTTCTTAAGCTGCACTGAGAAATCTATCTGAGGCACGTCTGCGCTGATAGGTGAGACGTACGTTTCTAGAGTAGAATCAAGAACCGAATCGTTGTAGTAGATAAGACCGTAACCGAATGTGATTGAGTATATTCTTAATCTAGTTCTCGGATTTTTCATCTTATAGAACTTCAATTTAACATATGTCGTTTCTTCGACAACCTTGTCGGTGAACCACTCTGACTCGGTGTTGTCTCTGATTTCAATCACCTGTCCGTTGCTTCCGACTATATCAAAATTGACAGGATAGTTATCCCCGAATCGAATAGTCATGCCCTTAAAATCTGTAGGGAGCGTATTAAGACTGATTACAACTTCACACATCGCATCAGATACTAGTTTATTTGAGACTATTCCTGTGTTGTGATATTCAATCCCTTCTCTCTTTCGAGGAAGGAAGTACATAGAACCGTCCACCTTGGTAAAATTCTCCTCAAGGGTGGCATAGACTATATCATCAGTATGTTTTGTCAATACATCATCCTTGTTAGAGAAGTATGTATAATCACCGTCATTGACGGTTGATTTCATCTGTATTTCCTGGTTGACAAGACCGAAGGTAATCATTATGTATGCTCTCTCACGTAGAGCCGATTTCATGCTCTCTGCGTATGCCTGTGAAACTGTCTGCATAGATTACCTCCTTATTCGCCTGTGTCAATCAGATTGACTTTGCAGTCTTTATAGAATGTAGGGTGACCGTTCGAATCAACCCAGTAAGGCTCTGCCGTACGGTCCCCACAGTACATCTTTATTGTTTTTGGTTTATTTGTAGTAGGATCAATGAATGTTACATAGAAGAAGAAATTAGAAATCGCCTGTAATATCGACTTCCATTCCTCGGCAGTCAACCACGGCCATTCAAGATTATTTATCTTGTACTGATCTCTACCGACTCTCTGCCCCACGACAGTACCGTTTGAGTCTCGACCACTGTCGACGACTGTAGTTACAACAACTTCAACTCCTCTCTTGCAAGGAGGTAGTCTATATCCATTTATTTCAAGAAATGCCATATTCTTTCCTCCTTACTTAGTGAAGTCAAAACCGTCTGCCTTATTCTGAGTAGTGACAGCGTCCTTTACTGTACGATTACCGACCTGTACGATTGTCTGTTCGTTCTTGTCAGCCTGTCTCTTTGTATCATTAGCGATTTCTCTAAGAGTAGGTTCAACGTTTTCCTGGTAAAACTCTCGCATCTTGCGTTCCCAGGAATCATCGTCTGTGCCGTTATACCCTCTCTGATTATCGTCATAAACTGTTCTAGCAAGGTTTGTGTAAGGGTTGTATCCTTCTGCCATCACTAGCTGCATATTCTCGTTCATGCTATCTGCACTAACAAGCACTGCATTGATTACAGCATTTGCACAGTCAACAATGTTTCTATTCATTGCTTGCCAGCACCCTGTGAACTGAGCCATTCCGTTCATGATGGCACTATGCATGATTGATCCTAACTGGAATCTGTTCATTACTTCTGTAGTGCCATTTACATGACCTACCAATTCTGCTCCATTTTCGCCAGCCACAAACATTGAGCCGTGTGCTGCACTAGATGTTCCACCAGCATACTTAGGAATCGTCTGCCACATACTAGGAGTGATAATTCCTCCCGAAGCAAACATCTTGATACCACCGTGAGCAGATACGACACCACCTCGTGACAATCCGAAAAACTCCTTAATGTTGCCCTTCCATTTACTTACTAGATTGATACCGACATCTACAATGCCACCGATTCTATCTGTAACCCACTGAGAAACTGTGTTCCAACCACTCTTTAATAATCCGATTCCTTTATTGACGGGTCCACCCATTGCCCAGCTGATGAACTGAGAAACAGTGTTCCAACCTGCTCTGAATAGTCCGATACCTTTTGTGACGGCACTACCCATGAATCCCTGGATAAATCGAGCAACTGTTGACCAACCACTCTTACCTAAATTGATACCTTTTGTAACAAGTCCACCTAGGAATCTCATAACCCAGCCAGCGACAGTATCCCAGCCACTCTTTGCTAGAGAGATTAGAGATTCAACACTGATGCCGTCCTTAGAGACTGTCTTCCACCAGCCAACAAGTTTATTCCACAATTCCCTGGCATTATTGAAGATACCAATCACAATATTTGGAATAGGTGAGGCTTTCACAATGTCGATTATCGGCTTGATAAGATTGTTATAGAACCATTTAGCGACACCTGTGATAATTGACCATGCACCCTTTAGAATGCTTGTAACGACACTTACACCAAAATCCCAAGCCATCTTAGCGTACTTAGGAACTGTGACAGTGAAGAACTTCTTGAGCCATGCAACAATGGAATCCCAATTCTGAATAATCAATATGACACCGTCGATTACTAAACCGACTATTAATCCGATAGCCGAACCTAAAGGTCCACCAATAGAACCAATCAATGCTCCTATACCAGCACCACCCAACACTGAACCTACTACTATGAGTAGTCCATTTATCATGTTAAGTCCGTTATCTATAGCGTCCTTGATACCTAGAATAAGCATTCCTACACCCGTAACAATCGCTCCAATTACTGCAGCAAAAGGTGATACTGCTAACCACAATCCACCGATGACGGCTGCTGCACCAGCAATCAAGCCGATAAGGATATTCCAGTCAACACCGTTGATGAACCCATTAGCCCATTCCGATGCATAAAGGAACGCTCCTCCAACGAGCATCGCTATTCCGATAAGAGGCTTTAATCCCTTACCGATGAAACCTAACTTCTGTAGGAATTTGGCTATCTTAAATGCTGCTATTGCCGAAACTACTGCTCCGATCACGGAGATAATGCTCCAAAGATGTTTCTTAATCTCTTTCACAATACCGTCAACCTTAGATGACACGAGACCTTTTAGAAAATCGTATGTCGGTAATTCGATGCCTAAGTCATTACCACCTAGTCCACCGACTCCACCAGCTCCACCGACACCTCCGCCCGTGCCTCCACCAGCACTAGCAGTGTCGTCATCTTTGGAAATAACATTTAATTCGTCGATTCCCAAAAGAGCATTCTTTAACTTCTTGGCAGCCTTGGATGCTTTACCTAGACCTTTTGATGTCTTGTCTGCACCATTTGCCATATTGTTAGTAGCCTTAGCTGCTTTATTAGCATTAACAGTGATACCCGAATAATCAATTTCGGGAAGTTTGAATCCAAAGAACCCTGCAATAGTATTTGCTAGGAGTCTGATTACCTTAACCACTGCAATTACATAAGGAAGAATCATGTTAAGCACTGGAATGAATATATTACCAATTGCTCTTGCACACATTTGGAACTGAGCCTGTAGGACTCTCAACTGATTGGCTGGTGCATTTAATGTACGAGCCATATCGCCTTGTGCAACAGTCACCTGTGTTAGCATCGCATAATATCTCAACTGAGACTTTTCAGCCTGTGTCATGTTAGAAACGCTCTTACTGATTCCAAGGTTAAGTGCTTCCTGTTGTAATCTAGCAACAGACAAGTCAAAACCTAATCGTCTAAGAGGTTCTAGTTCACCCGAAATACCCGACTGAACCTTCTGCATTGAGTCATTGACAGAGATGTTGTAGAAAGACGATAAGTCATATCCTAACTGAGTTAGGTTCTTTGACATCAACTGTGCCTTTTCAGCACCTACTCCGAATCCTGTAATGATTGTATTGAATACACCTTGGTTTCTCATAAAGTCACCAGGGTCAATTCCTAGAAGTTCACTAACTTTCTCTGCATATTTCTGTGCAGAATCAGCATACTCACCCATTGACGCATCAAACAAGTTCAAATCTTCCACATATTCATTAGACTGATTGACTAATCCCGCAATCGTTTTAACTCCTGTACGAAGTACACCTAATGCGATCTGCAGCTTAGAATATAATTCAGTCCAACTGAACTTCGCCTTCGCATTGGCTAAGACTGATCTCTCCACGGCAGTATTTGTTTTATTGATATTGCCTGGCAGACGACTGAATGCCGTACTTACTGTATTCAACTTTGTAGCAAGAGGGTCAAGACTACTAGAAAGCATTGACATCTGAGCGCTGAATGTTGCCCAATCAATCGTATTCATCGTTTCTGACAACTTAGGCAGTTTCGTCAAGGCATTTATAGTAGACCTCAAACCCTTTGCGACATTTGTGTCTCCTAATGATCCGATACCTTTGGAAAGTTTATCTAGACTGCCGAAATTGGTTATATCTAATCCGTTGACGGCTTTACTGATATTGTTCAACTGATTTCCGATAGTTGATGATATCTTGACACTGCCTACAGACTTAAGTTTTCCTAAGGCTTGTGCGAAGCGTTCAATCTTGCTGATCTTGGTTGAATCTAAACCATTAAGGGAGGTAGCGAGTTCGTTTACCTGTCTAGTAACACTTGTTAACCCGATACCTCCCTTTGTAGCATTTTTCAGCCTTTGTAAAGAAGCAGAAAGAGTATCAATACCTTTGACAGCAGAACTCGATGAAGACTCAACCTCAATCTCTAATTGTTCAACTGTTGTAGACATTGAAATCACTTCCTTTCCTTAAAATACATATCAGACTGGGCTTTGTACATTTCCATGAAACGTTTACCCTTGTCCATATTCGCCTTTTCCTTTTTCTTCTTTTGCTCCTCGACCGTTCTTTTATTGATAGGGTAAGGGTCTTTAGGATAAGGCTCTGCTTTTGTTCCCTTCTTGGCGAAAGAACGTAGTATAGGAGACAGTCTAGAAATAGCATCATAGATGTACATCCCCTGTAGCCACAATTCAGTATTCACTCTTTCAGCACGCATTTCCTCGGCTTTCTGATAATACCTAGTGAGAGTACAGTCACCGTCCCAGTACTGTTCCTCCGTCATTCCTATTGATAAGTAATAGGGGAACTTGGAATAGAAAATGTCCGAATAAGTTTGAAGAGAGTGATTGCCACCCTCTCCTTCGGACGGATTGCTCAACAGTGAATCACTTATCCACTCACTGTCCAGTTCACGTTTCCCTGTGATTCTTCGGGTTCTTCAATCATAGACACGATAGGTTCACTGTACATATCTACTAGTTCTTCGATTAACTTATCCTTGTTTGTCATGTGAGCAAAGATTGCGTCAATTGTTTCCTTTTTCTCACGTCTGTGATGCATCATGAACGCTCCCTGGAATAATGCTGGTAACATGGATACAGGTTTTGTTTCAACCTCTGCTGGAACAAATCCCATTCTTTCCATCTCAGCAACTGTTCTGCGATTATATTCGAGAACATAATCTTTTCCGTTGTAAGTGAATTTTAACTGTTTAGCCATTTCTATTTCCTCCCATTTAATGTTTAAGCATCAGTATCAATCACGATAGCAGACGAAGCAGCAATACTGATTGTCATTTCAACAACTTCGTTTGTTCCACCACCGTTTGTGTATACCGATAACTGACCTTTGAATTTGAACTTACCATCGCTTCCATTAGGTGTGACTGTATCGCCGTTTTCTGTTCCACCGAACCAAACTGCGAATTCTTTTTCAGTACCTTCAAGAGCCTTTAACGCCTTGTAGTCAGTTAGAGTGTAGTTGGCAGTGAATTCAAGAGCATCGAGCGATTGCACGCCTGGAATGTTTCTCTGCACTTTGTCAGATAAAGTAGTAATCTCAATCATTTCGGGTGTTCCACCTAAATCGGGGAATTCCTTAATGTCGATTACTTTCTTCCATGTATTAGTGTCCTTAGTCATAAGGAACGTCTTATATGTACTAATCTCCACGAGTATTACCTCCTGTAAATAACATTGTCTTTCGATACGATCGCTCTATAGCGACCCACCATTCTATATATTCCCTCCTGTGAATTAGGCACAGGAGTCAACGTTGTTCTTGTGAATCCAAGGGATTCCATTTTGAGATCAACGAGTGAAATGATCGCCTTGCATTCGGCTTTCTTCCACTTCGTTTTGTTTGAATAAACATTAACCTCGTAAATCACCTGTGCATGATTCTCTAAATGTCCACTATCACGAGTATTTCTGTAAATCTGATTGTCAGTCTCTATTAGAGATACACACGGAAATGATGGAGGCACTCTGACATATTCACCTGTCATGTAGACATTCGGATATTCTTCTCGAACCACCTTCGATACTCTATCGAATACCTCTGATTCAATATCAATCATCCAAAAACCTCCCTCGCGAGCTGTGGTAACTCATCAATGACTGTAAGAATTGCTTTCTCCATAGGCATCTGAGCAGGTGTACCTCTAGTAACGTGAAGTTTTCCTTCCTCGTCCTTGAAGCCCCACGACTTCTGCTTACCTTTTCCCTGTCCGTAACCACCTATGGTCATTCCTAGTTCTGCCCCTCTAGGGTGGGGTGACGAACCAAGATGACCGTTGTGATATACACCAGCACCGAACTCGACCCACACGGCATCTTCACCTTGTGCAATAACAACTGAGATGTCGCCTTTTGTCGTGTAACTAACAGTTACATCGGGTTTCTGATAACCTCCTCTAACAAGGTCATCAACTACGCCACTTGCAAACCCTTTATCGGCTTCTTCTGCAATTCTTTTCGCAATCTTATCCTGTAAAAGTGCTGTCTTTTTCTCGATGTCCTTCTTATATTCCTCTAGTTCCTTGATTGCTTTATCTATCCCACTCTCAGTGAGTTCGATAGTAATCTTTCTTTTACCCACTGACTGTCACCTTGCTTATCGCAATAGACACACTATTGAGACTTCTAGCAACCTTCTTGACGATGTAATCATGAGGTGTTTTCACTTCACCAAATCCGTTTGTCACCAACGCACCTTTAGAGTCCGTTAAAGGCACTTTATCGACCCACAGAACGGTGTATTCATCAATCGGAGGACAATCTACGTCCATGACAATAACCTTGTCATACGCTTCATTTACCCCGAACTGCTGAGTGCTCACTTCATCCTTTGCAGCCGAGATGTTTGCTCGGTAAGCCTTCGGATTCTGATGAATCACTTCATATTCACCTGTCTCGTTGCCATACTCGTCAATGAGTGGAACTTTTCTGTCATACAGTGCGTAATAAAACACACTCTTGTTTCTAGTCATCATTCTCATTTGAGGATACCCACGTGAGGAACAATGACCTTAAGCATTGAGGATGGGACATCTGCACTCTCATAACTTCTTACAATACCGTTCTCAGAATGTGATAACTGTCCTTCTGCTCCTCTTTTATTCAGCATGTACGCTGCAATTTCGCATTGCAGCGTTGCATACTGGGGAGGAACTTCTGTCACTGTCGAGTCATATGGATATGCTCTCGACAGAATCTTCTGAGCAGCTAGACTGAGGTATACGAACAACACTTCTTCACTGTCGGTGTCTCCGACCATCGCTCTCAGAAATCTCATTTTCTGTTCTTCGTTCATGCTGCTCACCTCCTGTGATTACTAGACAGATGCTGTTGCAGACTTAGTAATCTTCACTGCCTTAGTAGCATCAGTTAACGCAGCAAGGTAATACTTACGTGACCAAATGCTGTTTTCACGAGTATCCGGATCACGTTCCTGTTCTACTTCTGTACCTTTCTTATTGAATAAGGTAACTGCTTCTTTAGTGGCAACAATGATTGTGCCCTTATCAGCGTCTTTCTTTGTATAAAGGTTTACGCCAGCAACTGTGCCAACATATCCGGTTCTTGAATATGCTTCAACGTGCTGTAATGAATCCTTTAAATTCTTTCTTAATTCAGCCATATCTGTTGGATTGACGAATGCGAAGCATCTAGGACCCACCTCTTTAGGATCGTTGTCTGTACTTTCGATGTTTAAAGTAGCAACCGCATCAACGAATGCATCAAAGTTAAGAGCCTTTGTTGTAACTGATAAAGTAGCCTTCTTATACTCGTCATATACGTCCTTATTGACAGTGTTGAACATATCAGTACCCATGTGACGTACACCGACAGGAACTAACATTGGGTCAGTCATTGCCTGTTCGTCGTAGTACTTGAATCTGTTCTGTGCTAAAAGAATGCGGTATTCTTCCGGTGTATAAGTAACTTCAATAGACTTAGTATTACCCTTGCCCATTGCTAACTTTTCTGTACCGTCTGTAGCCTTGTATACGTTGATTTTACGTACCATACCTGGTTCACCCACTAATGAGTTATCCACAGTACAGAACTGTGTTAAATCAAGGTGGGAGTTATACTGGTCTTCGATTTCGTTTGATAGATAAAAATTGTCATAAATCTTATGAGCCATTACTGATTTCCTCCTGTGTCATTAGCCGTGTATAGGCTTCTATATTCCTCCGGATTATTTCTTGCCCAGTCTTCACGTTCCATAGCCGGCAAAGCACGGAATTTATCCAATGTCATACTTGGATCGTCTCCATCTCCGGTAGGTTTAGGTGTGTCCTTTAGGACGTCAGCACGTATCTTCTTGTCAACGACTTCAAGGTGTTTCTTCTGATTAGCGAATACCTTATCTGTATCGCCATCCACCATCGCCTCAGCAGTAGATTCAGCAAGTTTCTCTTCATAACCCATGCCTAAGAATTTCGCCTTGTATTTTGAGATATTGCTTTCACGTAGCAACTGATCATACTTAGCCTCTAACTCTGCTCGGTCTTCTGCTTCCTTCTGTTTCTGTAGTTCATCTTCTGAAAGTTTTGCTTTCAATTCCTTCTTCTTGGCTGCTAGTTCTGACGCAGTCTTATCAAAAACTTTCTTCTCGATGTAACCTGTATAATCGGGCTTCATGTCATATGACTCCAAGGCTGCTAATTTTTCCTCAACTGCCATATCTGCATAGCCTTCAATTTCGTTAACGTTTATTTTCATGCTGTATCCTCCGTCTTTTAATGTCTTCTGTGACTTGTTTTATATGCGATTTAAGGTTTCTCTACCTTGTATGTCTAAAATGCGATTTACGTCTTCTCTGACGCATTTATTCTGTAGGCTCGTTATCTATTACCTGTTTCTTCTTTTGAGCCTCTAATTCCTTCTGTTTGGCTAGTTCGGCTTGTTTAGCCTGTTGTTCCTCGTAGTACTTCATACTCATTGAGTAAGCAGATTCGGCATCCGAGAACATTCCACTATGCTGGAATGCCAACTGTGGATGAATCTTGTCTTGCTGTAACATTGAGATAAGTACCTGTGACTTACTCTGAATTGCTTCATAGTTACGACGAGTGAACTTCATGTCGATGTCCTTGAGTCTTAGATTGCAGTCTCCTAAATCTCGGCAGATTCGGAGAACTAGTTTCAGCATCTTCTTCTCAGCCATCTTGAACACGTTCTCACTGTCCTTTGCTCTAGCCTCTGCATCTGACCAACCGTCACGAAGCAGTACTGCTGAACCTGTATCACTTGTAGAAGACCCACCATTTCTGTTAGGCATTCCACATATTGTTAAAACCGAGTCGTAGCAGTCATTCTTCAATGTCTGCGACTGTGCCTGGTCTAGTTCTGTACTGACCACTCCCACATCTGCTTTCTGTCCGTCCTGTGACTTTACCTGGATTGCTCCGACCTCACGTAGTTCCTGGAACTGATCCTTAGTGATTTCACAGTTAACAAACTTGATGAATGCCTGGACAAGCTGTTCGACTCCGTCGAGTCTGTTACTTGCTAAGGTGTTCATCGCATCAAGCAGTGGCAACACGATCTCGAAAGACCCTAATCGAGCATTGTTTGCTGGGTACTCAAAGATTGGGATCATTCCTAGAGCGTGTGGCTTACACTCAAGAAGCAGCCCGTCCTCTGCATAGAAGTAGTACTTGTCTGTATAGATTGAGTAACGCATTATCTTGTCGTCATCCTCTGCGTACTTGACTGCCATCAGAGGTTTGTTGCCGATTTCGTTTGAATAGACCACGAATGTATCTCTAGGATCGAGGGTGTACATCTCAAATGGTGCTTCATCCTCTTCACCTGGTTCATCGGGTAGAACTAGACGAAATGCTGTTCCACAAATCATCTGCCATTCAACAATCTGCTGATCCTGTGCAGCTTTGTCCTCGGCGAACATATATTCGTTAAGGGTGTTGATTTCATTTACAGTCTGTTCATTGCCGTTACGGCTTACGTACTGAATAGGTTCTCCACACAGATAACCAACCTTGAATGAGACAATCTCATTCGCACGGTTCTCCACGATCTTGTTGCAGATTTCGGGACGTACGTCCTTCACTCTGTTAAGAATCGGCTGATTACCTTTGTAGTATTGGTAGAGGTAGTCAATCTCGCTTCTATTGAGGTCATGATCATTCTTAGCCTTGAGGAGAACATCCATGACGTTATCGGGGGTGATTTCTTTGACACTTGATTTGATCACTCGTCTGCCTGTCATCACTCGTGACGGCATCTTCGCTTTTGATTCATCTATCTTGTGACTCATGTTGTCCTCCTTTCGGGCATAAAAAATAGGTGCATGACTGCTGAGGACTTAGCCTCGTGCAATCATGCACCCGTATGGTGGTACCACTATAAGGGTACCTCACTACGTTATATTATACCACTATGAGGGTACTATACAAAGCGATTTATAAATAATTTTCAAATATTTTAGAAAGGTCTCTTGAATATCTGAACCTTCGCTCCGACAAGACTCTGAGCGTATTCAGCAAGCATTGCCATTCCGTCGGGTACGTCATCGTGAGCGTTCTTCCCAGCCATCGTGTAAGAGCATAGGAAGTTCATCATCTTTCCGTAATCGGACTTTCTCTTGTACATTGAATCGTCCTTGAACAGGCAGTGTTCCTTTACCCAGGCACTGTTGACAATGATCTTTGTCTCCTTGTTGGCAGTGGTGAACTTAGTAGTGATATGAGTAATTCCACCTTTTTCCTTCACTGCCTCCTGTACCTTCTCTGCCACTCGTCCACCAGCCGAGTTACTTTCGAATCGGCACATCTGTACCTTGTCTCTGACAAGTATCTCAGTCAGTCTCGCATCTACGATATTCGGCAGATTGTTGTCGCAGATACAGTCATCAATGTAATAATCCTCGCCGTATACGTAAGCCACAGGGAGGAATGCATAGTCAGCACCCTTGTCCTTGGTATCGCACACTGCAACGATTCCGTCGGGGTCACCCTTAGGGAGTTCGAAATATCTTCTCAGTTCATCTTCCGAGTAGACAAGACCTTCACGCTCGATAGGCTGACACATATACAATGCTCGCCAGCTTGCGTCGTCCATGATTTCTCTCTGAGCACGAAGCGTGGCAGTAGAATAACCCACACCGTAGTCATAATCGAAGTTAGACTCGTCATTTTCGTCAAGTGCTGGTATATTAATGAACCTAGCATCATCGTCATCACCGTATTTCTGCTGCAGACGAGCAATTACGTCATGCACTGACCATGGTGTGGCGATGTGAAGTTCGACACAGTGATCCCCCTGTTTACGCTGTCTCAAGTCAGTTGTGTACGTCTCCCACAACTTGTCTAGACGCTCCTTGGATAATGCAACCTCTATACCCGAAACAAGGTCATCACAGTAGAGCAGATTCATCGCTCTATACAGACCAGCGTTACCTGTTCCTATAGATGTGAACTCAAGCGTCTCGAATCTCTGCTTCTTGTCGATGTCAATACGACAATCCTTTGCATTTGTGCTGCTCACCTGTATGCCAGGGAACACATCATGCCATAAATATTCCCCTTCGGGGTCCAGGATACGAAGACATTCATCGTACACTCCTCGAATGAACGCATTACTATGACTTCCCGAAAGCATAGGCTCATTAGGGGTTCTGCCAGCAAGCCATGTCAGATAGAAGATGGCGAGTGTCGTCTTCCCTGTTCCTGGTGGGAGAGATATCGTAAGCAGTCTTATCTTCCTTTCTGCAAGATCCTGCATCGCTTCTGCGACCTGTTTAAGCACCTTTCTTCTAGGTGGATAGAATTTCTTGTCGGGGTCCCTGTTCCACTCGACATACAATAGATACGAATCAAAGTCATGAGGTGCTGCAGCAAGCAGAACCTTCTTGTGCAGAGCAAACAGTCTGCGTATCTCTGATTCATCTCTAAGCGTAGGCATACGCTTCTCAATCAGTTCTGACAGAATCTTAAGATATCTGACCCCCAACTTCACGTCACGTTTCATAGCCTCAAGAGATGTATAATATAAATCCTCTAGAGCCTGGTAGTGACCGGAGATTCTTATTGTCTCAAGAATCGTCTCAAGTAACTGCTCCATTAAAGCCTCCTAAAACAAAAAGGTGCGTCATCGACAGAGAACTTAATCCCTGTGCGACAACGCACCTTCATTACAGTGGCAGTATCGGAGTATGTACTCCTTTAACCCAGCCACTATCACCATACTTGTACATGCCCTCGTAAAAGAGCCTGTTCTGTAGGATTCCTCGCACCGTAGACGGCTGGAATCTCTTTCCACGTCTTGTGCGATATCCCTTATCGTACAGTATATCACAAATGTCCTGTAGAGGAGTACCTCTTACGTCATGTTCCTCGAAGATGATCTCCACGATAGGTTTCTCCTTCTCGTCCAGGACAAGAGCACCGTCCGTACAGTGGTAGCCGTATGGCTTGTTTCCTCCCGAATAGCCACCACACTTAGCCTTGAGTGAGCGACCCTTCCCTGTACGGAGGGCAATGTTTCGTCTTTCCTGTTCGGCAACGAACATAAGAAGAGAACGATAGATATTGGCGAAATCATCGCCCTCTGAAAAGTGCTCCTCAGTTGAGAGCAGCTTTACGTTTCTCTTCTCCAGTGTATAGAAATAATAAAAATATAATTTAGTGTCTCTTGCAACACGGTCATTCTTGAACACGATCACTGCATCATGACCTGGCAGGTCATCTGAATGGTACAGTATCCTGTCGAGTTCGGGTCTGTTGTCCTTCGCCCCACTGATTGTATCGACCATCCAGTCAACAATGTCGTAATCATGCTCTTTTGCATACTTGCTGATAGCATCTCTCTGCACCTCGATGCCGTAGCGGTCATCAGATGACTGCTCCTCCGTTGAGACACGGATATAACCTATCGCTTTCACGAGATATTCACCTCCCTCAAGTAGTTAAAGTAGTTCAAATCACCATTTTGCGTATAACTTCCTCTTAGTACGCGCGTATATAGCAAAAGTTTACGCAAAAACCGATTTTCAACTACTTCGACTACTTCTTAACGTATTTTAATTCAATATCATAACCTAAAACGTCCAAAATCTTCACGAAAGTTGGATTTATAATGTTTTTCTTTTTAATCACCTGTCCGAGATACTGAGGAGTTGTTCCAATCTTCTCTGCTATCTCGTTCTGAGTGATATCTTCCTCGATAATCTTGAATTGAAGGTCCAATTCCGTATTATTTTTCAACATCATCAATCACCCATTCGTATTTGCCATCTTTTGTTCGTACCACCAATTCAGCGTCCATTATATCTAGTAATTCCTTCATGGTACTGATTCGCATACTGGTCTCTCTAGTTAACGGATTTCTAACTGCCGTGCTACTTTTCTTGCCTGTTTCGTCTGCAAGAGACTGATATGTTCTGTTATTGATTTTCATCAGCATTCTAATAATTTTGCTCGGTTTCATACACTTTTCCTCCTTACAGGTTTAATATAACACCTCGTTGTTATATATGTCAATTATTAATGAATATTATTGTACGTATACGTACCTTTTTAAAATTTTTGGAAATTTAAGCCACTCACTGGCTCGGGTTCTCTGTGGCTATATCCCCCACGGGTGGGGTGTGTACCCTTAAAAGTGATTTAAACGACCCTACAAGCGACGTTTACATAATACCCTAACAAGTACACCAATGAACACAAAACAACGCTTAGAAGCGATGTTTTAAGCGTTTTGGATATATCCAGGCTTTAAGCTGCTATCATTGGTATAATATACATTTAATCATGATTACATTATACATCTACCTTTACTATTTAAACGTAAAATAAAAAGCGCTGTATAATCAGCGCTTATTTCTGTATTTTTGCCAGCTCGATAATGACGAGAACCGGAAAAAATAATATTAATAATATCAATTCTAACATTTATAACTCCTATTTAACAATGAATCTATTTACTTTACTACTCACCACATAAGCATTGTATAAATCATTATGATCAGATTTAAATGCTTTACTATCGAATCTATTGGAAGATACCAGCTTGTTAGTAACTTTATATATACCTATGTAAATAGTATCATTGTTATTCATTAAATCAATGATTTCATTTTTCAACATTTCATTATCATGTTTTAGAAAATCAATCATGTTTTGATTTTCTTTATACTCTTTTACCAATGATTCCAATCTATTCATTTTCTTACTCCTTTATTCACAAGTTAACCACTCATTAATTAATTCCCTATCATATGAATCTAATGCGAAGGCTTCCAAAGTGATCGATTTTCCAGCCCTTAAAGCTGCTATTTCAATATCTGATACAATATACATTTTATCAAGCCTTATATTATATAATGTCACGCCAGCGTGAAAATTGCTTAAAGACTCCCATATATCGGAGATCATATACATATCCGACATGTCTAAATTTAACATCATATCAATTAAACAAGTGTCTAATGATTCCGGTATAACGTCGTCATTTTCGTATTTAATATGAAAATTTCCGTTTTTAAATTCTTTTACTATCATTTTTGAAACCTCCTTAAATTCCACATAGATCGCTTATATTATCCAAATAACAATATGACACACGTTCTACATCACCTATACATAAATCATTATAAGCATGTGCGAGTGCGTCGAATTCTTTATATTTTTCTTTCAGATTGTTATATGCTGCTTTTAATTTTTCGATGTATGCGGGTATGTCGTTTATATACTCATTTACGTTATATACTCTTAAGTGATCAGCAGTTACAACCTGTATACGATTATTTTCAAGTACTTTATGATCGTTATCACTGTCGATATTTAAAGAAAAATGATGATCATAATCAATAACATAAATTTCAGTATAATAATTTTTATCGAAAATACTTATACTAAACCCAGTTAACTCTCTAAATTCATTACAAATTTTATCCCTTGTTTTAGGGCCGTATTGTTTGTTTTGATACTTTTCTAAAATCTTTACAATAACAGGTTTCAATTCATTTAGTGTAACAACTTGCAAATTATAGTGCTGCAATTTCAAAACTAAATGTAAATAATTCTCTTTTCTTGATAATGCATTTAAATCGTTTGCAAGTGCCTTACGATTTTTAAAACGTTCCAATGGGTTTTCGCCCATGATGCTATTTTCCAACTCCTTATAACTTCTTTTAGTGCTTTCGATTTCAGCACTTGTTTTTGCAATTGTCGTAAGCATTTCTTTATATTTTTCCATGTTTTTATTCCTCCTTTACTTTCGACATGATTATTATTACACGTTTACGTATACATTGCAAGTGTTTATTTATACATTTACGTATATTTTTAATTTTCTAAAAGATACATAAATAATCTATCTTTATATATTTATATACCAATCCAGGGCGACGGATCCATTCCATGCTATTATTTACGACTTACAACACAAAAGAAGCATATCACCAATGGCGACACGTACGAAGCAAGTGCGGCGCTTACACGATGCATCTGCTACTCTTTTAAAAATAGTACAGAAAAACCAGGCAGATCGCCTGGCTTGGAATTTCTAAATAAATTTTATAGTCGCTAGAGTCGCAGAGTCGCTGGCAGTTTTTCAAAAAATTTTTCGAAAGTCGCTAGAGTCGCTGAGACTCAGAGTCGCTACATAGTCGCTTACTCGGCAGAGTCGCTAGAGTCGCTACCACTCAGAGTCGCAGAGTCGCTAAGCTGCTTACGCTCAGTAGTCTCTATAGTCGTAGCATATCTCTTCTTGATGTCATTTACGTCATACTCTTCTTCATTCTGACTATTAGGTGTTACAACATACTCGGTCTTGTCCTGGTAGCCATAGTTGTTCTTGCCTAGGAAGATACCAGCAACAGGGTTGACCTTGCCGTTCTGCATATAGTTTTCCCATAAATTTTCTAGTAAAAAGTACGCTTTTTTAATGACGTTGGCAGAGTCCTTGGTTATTTTTGCCATACTACCTCCCCCACCCGTTGGTGCATCATGAGTCACACCATACAACCATCTTCTGTTGTGTCCATTCAACACAATAGCCATACCTGCAACCGTAGGCTTCATATCTGCTTCAGCATACAACTCGAAATAGTCCATCAGTCTCTGCTGAACGGCTACGGGATCGTTAAGGTCAATATTAGGCATTTCAAGCAGTGCCATGTTGAGACTTAGGTACTTTGTGTTGTCACCTTTCTCTAGTATCAGTCCGTTATTCCCGATTACAGGAGACTTGCTTCCACCTCGTGGTTTCTTTACCTTCACAGTCGGTGTCGGATTTTCCTTAACAGTTGCCGTCATATCAGCCTTCGCATCTGCCTTTGCAGCAGTCGATTTTTCCTTTACAGTCGTTTTTCTAGTCATTTTTACCTCTCCTTTGACCGATTTAGGGGTGTATGAGTAGTTAAAGTAGTTGAAAACAGGTTTTTGCGTGTAACTTCTCTATATAGAGATTTTCCTACTATAAGAAAGTTATACGCAAAAAGTGAATTTGAACTACTTCACCTACTCCTTTAGGAATTTCCTAAATCCCATTTACACGTTTACGTGTCGAATATATATTGGGACATATACATTGTACACGTTCACGTGTATATGCCCAAAAGTCGTTTAGACCCCATTTGAGTAGGTGAACGAAAACCGTTCGGCTACTCTGTACGTATACGTGTTAAATACCTATCGGGACGTGTCATTTATACTCGTATACGTATACATGCCTTTTAACGTGTCTTTACCAGTGGAATATTCTCTTTCTGTCTCACTGCATCTCCAACATCTATCTGGTCATAGATTTCAAGTTCGTACATGAAGGTTGAAAACGCATCATTGATATCAGCAACACGTCTATTTCTCTCCTTGCATTCGTCTTCATAAGAAAGTCTATCACGAATATACCTTCTAGTAGGAAGAGCATATAGCATCTTCTTCTCGTAAAAGCATCTCCATAACAGATTCGCTAGAGTCTTCTTCTCTTCATTATCTAACAGTCTAGTATCTATATTATTGCTCATAGTTCACCCTCCTTAACAGTCTTGAGACGTTCTCCACATCTCGCACATACCACATCATATTCTTTAGGTACAGGTGTACCATCAGCGTAAACCTTTGGAATGTCGTAAGAATCTACGATAAGATATTTATCATATCCACACAAAGAACACTTTTCGTATAGTTCGACCACGTTCTCTCTTCTTTCCAGGATTTCGATATTCTTTGCAACCACGTTCAATGCTGCATATACACCATCAAGGAAGTCCTTATCTCTACGGGAGTACTTCACTCTGTCGGCAAGGTCATAGAGCTGTGCCCTAATTATGTAGAGGGTTTCAATGTCTCCAGTCATCTGATCATATCCTTGTATATACCAATAATGTAGAAAGTCGTACATCTTTCCAGGAAGAATTCTCATGATTCCGCTACCTCATCTAACATATGCTTCTCAACAGATGCGATTTCATGGGGGTTGATTAGGATTTCCACAGCGTTGATTTTAGTAGGATTAAACACCATGAGACTCTTGTATCCTAAATCAACGTTATCAAGTTGGTTATTGAAATCCTCCTCTTTAGAATTGAACTCATAATATAATCCATTCTTCATTGTTACCTGGTATTTCATCATGCTCATAGTTTACCCTCCATATATAGTCTTTCGTTTCTGTATCCGAGATTGATATAGAAGTTCGCCACACCTTCTATATATGATTTCTCGGTGTTGACGTTATGATCAAACGATTCCTCCATGCCACGCTCCTCAGCGAATCTTCTCCACTCGGACACGTCAGACATAGCGTCCTCCACGGCAAATCTCACAGTATTGCAAGCTGCACTGTAAGCAATGGAATGATGATCAAGTGTCGTCAAGAGCCACTTGTTTCTGTTTTTTAAGCCCTTGTTGCATCTCTCTAGTCGGTCTGCATATCTTTCTAATTTAGTGACGTATTCCTCTAAAGCATCTGCGTAAATACCATCATCTTCATCATTATGACCTTTAATGTCTTCAAATCTTGGTCTTTTCATAGTATCCATGTTATCCCTCCTTTTCCTTATATTCTTCTAGAAAACCTAATACCATCTCGTCATCACACTGTGTGTACAGATAACTCTTGCCACACTTATACTTTGGTGGAATCATGCAGTTCTGACATCCGAACATTTGAAGATCAGATTCATTTATCGATTCTTCTCTTTCATAGATTTCTAAGTTCCATAGATTCTTTCCCCAGTCGAGCGTATGTTCGTCTATTTTATATACATCAATGAAGTACTTATTATTGCAGAATGAAAAGACATATCTAAATCCGTTATCACTCTTGTTGTACATGACGAGATTTCTATAGAACTTTGGAAAATTAAACAGTCCTTTCAAATAAAATCTGCTTAAAGCACTTCTTTTGCTGGTTTTTCTGTCTACCTCGAATTCGGTAACTGTCAGAATCGGAACATTGTTTTCGAAACTCGTTTTCGATTCTCTAAGATATTTGTAGTTTTCATTTTCTATATTGAACCTCATGTTATTTCTCTCCTTTCATTGATAACTGATCACCTTTAAGGACACACGCACATTCACCAGGAGCAGTATAAATCTCCCATGTCTCTTCAATAGGGTCCTCGTTAAGTCCATCTTGTAACCAGTTCATCAACGTCGTCCATTCACAGAACGGGCATTCATTGACATAGCAATGTTTCTCATGCTGACGTTTAGCATCACAAAGTCTACCGTGTACCCAGTTATATAGGTTGTAGCATTCACTATACGTATAAAGATGTCGAAGCATACTGGCTAATTTCTCTCTGTTGACTTCGATTCTTTCATCGTTGAATTCCATACACCTATACTCCCTTAATATTCATCTTCCTGTAACCATTTAGCATCAAAGCCTAACACCTTGTCACCCATTGGAAGTGAACCACCGTATGGATCATAGTAAATATCAAGCCATGTAGTGTAGTATCCATTCTGATCAGAGTAGCATGGCACAAACACCATGCGACCCTCGTTTCCAAATCGAAATCCACTGTGTGGACATGATTCAAACTTTAAGTCTTCATCGAACTCCCATTCCTATGCGAGGTCGTCAATCTGTTTGAAGTCTGCGTAATTATGTTCACAGCAGTCCTGGTCGTGATCAAAATAAATACGATTACCGTTGTCGAATGCGATATCAACTTCTGTAACTTGCTTAATCTTCATTTTCTTTTCCTCTTTTCTTTATCTAAATACAACAACCATACTCGGAAACGGTGCTCCTGTAGTTGCACCTCCGAATTTTAGTCTGCCTTTTACAAACCTTATTTCAGCCTTTCCGTAGATATAGTTGTGGAACCACCTGGTATCTGTCCTAGACGGAATAAGCATTACCACAGTGGTGTTTTCTTTTCTTGACTGTTCATATGAGTATTTAACCCACTTGCCTATCTCTCTGCCGTAAGGGGGATTACAGAAGACTGTGTTCCCCCCCAATCGTGTGAGAGACCGTCTTGCTCTTTTGTATAGAATTTCTCGCATTTATGATTCTGTTCATCGGCACATGGGTCCAGCGTAAAATGAAATTCCTTGTTGAGCTGATCAAAGAAATCCTGGGGAGTCGCCCAGTCGTCAGTCTTAGATGAATAATGTACTGCCATATTACTCATGATAGAACTACTCCCTTCTAATCTGCTAGTAACTCGTCTAGCCATGCAGAACGGTCCTCAATCAGATTCATATTGCCCATGATTGCTTCTAGCACATTTACAACGATAGAATTACCAGCCTGTTTATAAAGCTGCGTATCGGAATTGACTGCTCGAGCCTTGTCGAAGTCCTCATCGTCAAATCCCATGAGTCTCCAGCATTCTCTAGGTGTCAATTTTCTAATTCTGATGTTATCCATATTACTGTCCTCCGTAATCACTGCCTGTTGAGGGCTGGTGCTGAGGGTGTTTGCCTTACCCTCGCACACTCTTCCTCTTCTTGTATTGCTGTTTGGATAGGCGATATTAATGCTGTCTCCAATGGTTGCTTCGGCGAACCCCTTCTTGGTTGCTTCGGCGATTCTGACAATAGGTCTATTATCCATTATCTTCACCTCATGTCCTCCCGACGCTCTCGTTGTAATGGTAGGACACATTCCATCCATTCCATAGATGCGTCGAGACTGTTCATACTTAATGTTTGTGTACTCTGCTACCTGGTGGCACTGTTTCATATGATAGTACCACCTTCTAATAATGCTCCGTTATATAATTGGAAGTGTCTCTTGTCGGAACTGTTGTTATTGTGGTCGCTGTCTTCGCTCTCTCTCTACAGGAGAGAATCTGAATCCGTAGCCTTTTTCCTCATTAATCTGATTCTTCATGAATCTGTACTTGACGCATTCACTAGATAGGAAGTACTTCTCATCGATGTCTTCCACAGGTTCTAGTTTATCCATCAAAACGTTATCTGATTCAATCGGAGAAGGGAATGTGTACCATGTGTCAATATCTTTTCTGATACTGACACAGAAGACTCTCTCTCTATTCTGAGGAATCCCGTAATCGACTGCGTTAAGCACTTTCCAGTAGTTGTTGTATCCTAGCTGGTCGAGCCATTCGAGCCATCCTTCGAAATCTGCTCTGAATTTCTTTCCTACTAGATTTTTGACATTTTCCATAATCAAATATTTAGGGAGTATATCATCTGATGACGCTTGAGCAAGAAGTCTCTGAACTTCATATAATAATCCACTTCTTGTCTCACCCTTGACGATACCCTTAAGTTGTCCAGCCAGGCTGATATCCTGGCAAGGAAAGCCATATGTCCATAAGTCTGCATAATCAAGTCTTTCCACTTTTGAGATATCACCGTAATTTCTAGTTTCGCCATAGATTGCGTTATACGACTTGATTGCATATTTATCAATCTCGCTGATACCCACAACTTCGTGTGGAATACCAAGACGAATCAGAGCCTTTCGAAATGCTCCGATGCCTGCGAATAATTCATTAACTGTTAGCATTAAATCACCTCTTTTAGTTTCACACCCCAGTAGATTTTTAATCCCATGGATGCTGATTGTCTGTCGTACCATTCCGTGTGTCGTTCCATCTCTGAATTGAACTTTCTAGCAGATAGAACAGGAACACCTTCCGACTTAGCCCAGGACTTGAAAGCCTGGTAGAGATCCTTCGCTCTAGTGTTGACGTTCTCATCTGTCTCACATCGAGCATCCAGGAACTGCAGTACGAGGTCGTTATCATTTTCATATTTAGTGACAACCTTTCTTAGATTGTCACTCATCTCTAGACCTCTTTCCTTATATTTAAGATATCCTCTTACGAGCCACATGAAGATGCCACTCATGCTCGACTGCTCGCAGAGTTCGTCCTTCAAGTGAGTATCCTGTTCCTCGGGTGAGAAGTGTCTGTTGAACTCCACCACCTTGATTCTGTCAGAAGCAAACAGAGACTTATCTGTTACTAGTGGTAGGTCGTTACATGATAGCCATAGAGTGAACTGAGGCTTGAATGTCACTGCACTCTGATATAGTGCACGTGCTGAGATTTCTTCACCACCTGTGAACTGCTTGATCTTCTCTTCGTCGAGTTTCCCGTACTCATTTGACTCTGACATTGTTACAAATCTCTTGCCCTTCAACCCAGCAAGAGTAGGGCTTGCAGCTTCTGCATCTTTCTGTCTGTCTCCACGGCAAATCATGCCCACAGGAGCGACTTTTGCATAATCCCCTAACATTGTCTCAATGGTGTTCAAAAGCGTGCTCTTACCGTTTCTAGTGGTCTTACCGTGCAAGATGAACATACATTCCTCATTACTCATACCAAGCATTGAATACCCAAGTGCTCTTTGTAAGAAGTCAGCCTTGTCCTCGTCATTCTGAGTAACTTCTGCAATGAACTTCTCCCATCTTTCACACTTCACGTCTCGTGAGACTGTGTGATTAAACGTTGTCTGCATTGTAAGGAAGTCATCCCACTTGTGTTCTCGGAATGAGCAGTCCGTCAAATCATATGTGCCATTAAGGCAGTTAATCAGATATGGATTTGAATCAAATTTAGTTGCTGAGATTCTCAGTTCTCCTGTAGCATCCTTTAGGATTCTATCTCGCATTCTTCTGTCACCCATCTTGTTGACAAAATTTGTATAACTCTTTCTGAGGTCGTCGTCTTCAATCTCACCACAATAGAGAATCATGAGACGGACGAAATCCTTTATCTTTTCAGAAACGAGGATAGAACCCTCGTCACGTCTCCATGCCCCCTCGTGGTATGTGTACCATGAACGGTGTTCGGGGCAGTATCTTGCCTCACGGAGATAGAGCATCCCGAACAGATTCGCCATTCCCATTTCGGACCACTCAAAGCCCGAAGAATCTGCATCAGCCTTTTCGGGGTGATACATCTTGATTAGATACATCTTGGACGAGAGATCCTCGTCCATGATGACACGACCATTTCTAGTCTGAAATAACTCCTGCATTATTGAACCACCTTTGCTAGCAGATCTTCGTACAACTTCTTGTACATATCACGTTCTGCTGATAACTGAATTGATTTCTGCACCTGTTCAAAATCAGTATCCATCTTAGCGAGTTTGATAAAACCTGGTTCAAAGTCATCGTCATTCACTGATTTAAGTTCGGACTTTTTGTACAAACCTAGCGACCAATTAAGACCATGCTCGATTCCGTCCATTTCCTCGTTGCTGACGGTTCTTACGTAGTTTCCTAGTCTTCCCTTCTCTACGGTGTGAATCGTCTCACAGAGAGCCGTAGAATCGCTCTTACAGTGTACTGATGCATGAGTAGGCATAGGTTTCTTTTCCTGTGTTGTTAGATACACAACCTCAATGTAATCACTGTTCTTATTTAAATCATCGCTCGATACAATCACACCAGGTCTGTCAGTGGTATCAAGAGTGATTCCGTTATTAAAATTCTTTGCATGAGTAATGTAGAAGATGTCTCCTCTTCTTGGTTCTTTGTAGTAGTTCATGATAATTCCCCTTATTTCTTCAATAAATATAAAATATACAAATTAATTAGTATATAAATGACCACTATTGTGAGTCCGATAACGCTTAAGATTGCTTGTATCGCAAAATATAACTGAGCGAGTATACCCATATCAATTCTCCTTACTCAATGAAATGCCAAATTGCTAATACGATTGCTAAAATAACTAACATTACAATCCCCACAAGGTCTAAGATTCCTTGTATTGCGAAATGTAATTGCATTAAGTCACCCATAATAATTTCCTCCCTATTCTTTCCAATAATACCCAACAGCTATCAAAATGATTGATGCTACCATAAGTAATACTCCAATAATATCCATGCTATTATTCATTTTCTTCCTCCTCTTCATCGACAAGTTCACCGTAGTATGAGTACGACCACTGATGAAAGTGTTTTCTAATTACGTGTAGAAGTTCTTTATAGCAGTCATTGCATAATTCAATTTTGAATTCTTTTGCTGCTCCATATGGTTTGAATTCACACTCAATAGGGAGTACTACCTTCTTCATCTTACCGAGTGGTATCACACTTTTGCAGTGGTCGCAGATGTGATGATCTTTCTGAATGTGCATATTATTCATCCTCCTTAACACCTGTTGCGGATTTAAGGAACCAGTAATGGTAAGCAAGTCTTGCGTGCATACGTTTCCACCATTCAAGACTGTCTTCGAGTTCATCACAGTATTTATCTAATGCCTCAGCATATCGAACACTGTTAATGTGCCCATCGCCGAAACGGTCATACTCGATGAAGTCTTCCTGTTTAGGTCTATTCATTATTCTTTCTCCTTTTCATAAAGTTCAATCGAACTAATGTTATCGAGACGGAAGAACACTTTCGACAATTCGACGAATCCATAACGAGTTCTAATCACGATGCCGTCTCCAGCAGCGATGTCGAAATTTGGACAATTATTATTATTATTGATTGCGTTCTGTATGGCACCCCACAATTTCTCGATTGTGTAACCACTCTCGTTAGGTTCTACTGTAAATATGTAACTGTCTTTGTTGTTCATACGGATACATAATTCTTTATTCATTTTTCTTATCCTCTTTTCCTAGTTTCTTGAAAATGTAATCTACTCCGTCCTTGATTACCTCAGTCGCCTTATCAACATTCTCATAAGTTACATTTTGAGCAACCAACATTTTGTACATGGTTTCTTCGGAAGGAGTAACTGTGTATACACCAAAGCCGATACATAAAACAATTAATAACTTTTTGAGTAATTTGATTAACAGTGTTATAAAACGAGCTGAATCATCGTCATAAAAACTATCACATTCAGCAATCACCGTAACCACCCCTGTACCTATTAACCCGAGTATTGTGATTACTATGACAGTTAAACTAATTCCTTTCAAACTACTCAATACATCAATAAGATAGAAAATCCATGGGCTAATTATTGCCATCGCCGATTACCTTGCCTTTCTCTAGGATTTCACAAATTGAAGTGGGTTTCTCGTCTGACCACTTCACGGACTTGAATAAGTCACCGAGCATCTCTAAACTTCCGTAACATTCCCCATCTTCCCAGCAATCTGTACCTTTAACAGGAGGTTCGTAATAAGCGAATAAGTACCCTCCTTCGTCTCTAGCAATGTAACGGAACTTAGTGTTGTGATAGAGGTAATCCAGGATGTCATATTCCAACTTGTTAACAGAAGGCTTGTGTTCCTCGAACATCCAAAGCATGACATTCTTGTAACACGTATCGTCGCAATCTTCATTAACGTTAAATTGACAATCTTCGCAATTGAATCTTTCGCAGTTTTCCACTCTTCCTGTCTTTTTATGAAGTGCGAAATTGTGTTTAAGATTGAGAATATCCTTTAAATAATGTTCAAGATTAGTCACTATCTTTCACCTCACAGTTATCGAGAATATTTTGAATCGGAATAGGTTGCGTATCTTCCCATCTCACAAATGAAAATTTTTTCATGAAATCTTTTAGACTTTTATAGTCAAATTCTTCATTTCCTGTATTCACCCACACCTCGTTTCTTTTGATAGGTAAATGTTTATATAGGAACAATGCATTACATTCATCTCGTGCAATATATCTATAACCTCCTTCATAGAAATGTTTCAAAAGTTCGTGTTCTAATGTATTCAACTTGAATGTATATTCTTCATAGAGCCATTTAATGAAACAACTAGTCGCTCTTTCCGAGCAAAATAAACCATTTGCTTTTGTTTCATCTGGTATAACGTCTCCTCTATAATTTACTTGAACAACATTTGATTCGTTAGCCATTTTAATGAGTTCATCTTTATACTTATCTACATTTCTCATTTTGTTTCCTTCTGCAATGAACTCACACATGATTTCCAGGACTTTGTCTTCTACTTCCATTCTTTTCCCTCCATCCATTTCATTAGGTCTCCAGGGTCAAAGAATCTACAATTCTTACAATAACTTTCACAATCTTTGTTATAGAGACACTGATAAAAATCTTTACAAATCCAGTCTCCACTAGAGTGATAATCGCAGATAAAATCACACACCCTCAGCATTATTGCTTTATTCACGTTCATTCGATTTCCTCCACAAAGTTGACACGTGGTTTCCACTTATTGTATTTAAACTTCTGTCTAATTCGAAGTTTGATTGCAGTAACAGTGACGTTTTCATACTCAGCAAGTTCTTTAGCTGTACCAACCATGATTTCTTCCTGTGTATGGCAATCAATCAAGCGATACTGAGTATTAGGTGGACGGTTTGCTCTAGGTTTCTTTCGTTCACCCTGTTTGAGAATACTTCTGACATACTCTTCGGTATCGTATCTAGTGTCAGTTGGTACGATAACAGGGTCAAATGCCGACTTACATCCTTCTATTGCTCTTGATACTCTCTTGTGAATTGTATTAGTCGTCAATCCTAGTTCTTTTGCAAGTTCGTTTGCAGTACCCACTCTACTTCTTTTACCGTCGTAATATGCAGCATACAGTGTGCTAGAGTATTCCTTGCGAGATCCGTTAAATGTCTTTATGACTTTTCCGTTCTTTACTCGACTTTTTGACTTATGGTTCTTCTTTTTCCACGCTTCTACGTTTTTCTTAGTACATTCGATGATCCATTCTCCATCGAGGTCGGGAGCAAGTCTGTGAAACCATGAAGAACGGAAGAATCTCTCACAGTCATCCTTGATGTCTTCACATCTGTGATATCCATTTACACAGTGACCCTTCAGTGCCGAACGGTAATCGTATACTGCTCTAGCGATTATCGCACACGATAATCTATGTAATCCTTCATCTGTCATATTTAGTTACGCTGTTGCAGATTGTCTGCAACTCATTCCTCTCTAAAGGAGGGTCGCACGCTACGTTGTTTGCGTACTCAATCTCCTTGTAAATTTGTATTTTGTTATAACCCTGTGAGTGCAGTGACCCAGCAAGGGAAGTCAGCGACAGGTTACGACACCCGTCGGGAATTCTAGGATATGTAGGACGGACTCTAATTCGCCCTTCTGAGACAATTTCTTTCCAAACAGGGGAATATATCCTCACCCTGTCAAACGAGTCTGTATGAGCCGATTTAAGCACTTCTGCGAAGTATTTCTTCACTACATAGTCAATCGCTTCTTGGTTCTCAACGATTTTGTCGAATAAGACTACGTCTCCTGTCATGATGAAATATCTCGATGCTTTGTAAATCTCTACTCCTTTGAGATTATTCTTGCCTTTGAAAGGAAGCTCACCTCGAAGTAGTATGTGGAATCCTCTACCACTTCGAGATTTTTCTGTATAACTTCCACATTTACTGACAATATCTGCACCGAGTTCAGTTATGAATCCGTCTTCATCATATCCATCATCGATGTCAATCCCTATATATCCGTTATCAGCGAACACGAAGCCACAGTAGTCATATAATCCTAGATTGTACGATACTAGAGCAGTATCGAAATCTGACCACGTATTGGGGTTGACAGACGAAGCTGCTTCATTCTCCCATGCCTTCATCGGAACTTTCATACCGTCATTGGTACAGACCCATTGCTTAAGGTCTTTAAGTTCCTGTGGGATATTGTCATAATCGATCATGGCTAGATTAACCCTCGCTTCTTTGCGATTCGTCTTTCTAAGTCCTTGACCATCTTCCATAAGGTCTTTTCTCTGATACAGTACTGTTCAGAGAGTTCTGTGACTGCATCCTTCATTAGAATGTTGTTATTGTACACATCAACGAGCATCTGCTGATCCTCGTTAGAGAACATCTGTAGAGCGTCGTGACACGCTTTCCAGTTCAATTCGTCTGCTTCACTTCTCTTTTCCAATAATGTATGTCTTGCGTAGAATCTCATGCAGTGTCCTACGTATTCACTGTAAAATGTTTTAGCCATTTGTTTTCTTCCCCCTTTTGATTTCTTCACCAGCAAAGTACCACCCGTCTTCTGTATGAATTGGGTAGCCCTCAATTTCAGATTTAATATGACGACTAGTGTCTAAGATATGCTGTGCAGCAGATGCTGACATTTCGGTTTTTACTAAATCTTTGCCCGATTCTAGAAGAGCGTCTACTCTTCCATTAACTGTTTTTAATTTATATCCCATGTTTCCTCCTATAGTATGAAAACCATCAACGCAAACTGAAACAGAATCACTAAGGCTAGTACCCCGACTGCGATTCGATAATCTTGTACGAGATCCGTTAATTTCTCAATCTTATTGAAAAGTGTATTCATATACTGCAACTGTTCAGTATCTTCCGATTCCGACTCTTCCTTTAATAACTTGATTAATTTATCTTTAGCCTCTAGCTGTTTATCTTTGAGAAGAGACTTTTCGTCCTTCTTCTTAAGATCATATTCAAGATTTTGAATCTTTTCTCGTAGTTCATTAATGTCTTTGATATCACGACTGAGAACATGATTATATGTATTGACGAGTTTGCTATACTGATTGTGTAGTTCTTCATAGTTCTCGTAGATATTATTCTTGTCCTGTTTGAGGTCTGCTATTTCTTTCTCTAGACTATTGATAACATCCTGGTGATATTTCATTGAAACAGTATCACTCATGATTATCACCTCTTTCAGATAACTCAATGTACTTATTTAGATACCACTGAGCCTTCTTGATATCTTCCAACCCGTTCTTATTTGAATGCCTGTATAGATATTTGAAAGCATTGCAGATGCAGAAATCCTTTACTGCTTCCACACCTTGTGTTTCTTGCATCACTTCGATACATTCATATTTTCCTGTCTCATAATGCGATGGGTGATTTATACAATCCATATAAATTCTCCTTTATAATGTCGGGAGAGAAATCTCTCCCAACTGATTAACCTAGCATTTCGTCTAGATTCAAGCCTGTAGTCTGTGGTTGAGGTTCTTCCTGTACAGTAGGTTCCGGAATTCCGTCCTCATTGCCTAGAGTTAAGGCTCTTTCAACAGGTTGTGTGTCAAATCCATCAGCAGGAGACTTGTCTCCTAAGTTAGCAAATGTAACAGTCTTGTTAGGATCTTTTTTGCTAGGCGATTTAGTATGAACAACTTCTGCTCTGATGTAGTGATTGACTAAGTCTTTCGGTTCTACATCTTCCATACCGAAATCATTCATAGCAGTTTTAGCAAAATACGAAAACGCACTTAATGCTCTTTCGTTGTACTCGCCACCTTGCTGCATTAAAGTAAATCGTTCAGTCATTGTCTGACCCTTAGCGTTGATTAATTTAATTTCGACTTTTCCGAAATCTTCATCGTGGTTTACTTCATAGATTCTGAATACATATTCTCCTTCGGGAATGATACTGAACCCGTCTCTCATTGGAATTCGCATTGTTTATTTATCTCCTTTTACTTCTGATAATGTCAGTCTGTATGATTCAGACTGCTTTTTGTATTTATCTAATAATCCGTCTTTTTCCAACTTCTTCTTGTCAATGTCGGTTCTGACTGATTTAGATACTGTCCATGTCAAGGTCTTTCCTTTGACCTCGACCTTCTTGTCACCATCACGGAACTGCTTTAACGCATAATCCTTGACAGCTTTGTTAATGTCACTTAATCGCTTTGTCTTGTCTGCGATAGTTGCAGTGACCTTATCAATCTCAATTTTTAGCTGCTCGGCTTCTGCGAGCATACTGTCTAGATTGTTGTCTGATACTGTATTTGTTCTTAGAGCCTTGAGGATTTCTTCATCTTTATTTTCGTCATATTCGGGTGAGATGCCTGTAGCAACATACTCGTCCCACCACTGCTCGACTGATTCGACAAGTGCCTGGAAATTAGGATATCTTTCAGATACCTTGAACTCACGAGTAATAGTATTAGATGCATTAGGCTCGAACTTATCAGGGTCCTGGTAATCGTTTTCTCCTAGGAATGAAGCAACCATGATTACATCGTCTACACCGTATAGGTATGCATATAACGCTGCCTGTAGAGCGTAGTACTCGGGAATGTCTTCTGCCCAGTCTTCTACTCTCTTTGAAGTCTTCATTTCTAGAATGGCTTCAACGTTTCCGTCTTCACCTTTCATGAGATAATCCCACATACCTCCTAGGTGCTTGGATTCGGGAAAGAAGTCACCCCATGTCTTGTGGAAGTAATCTTCACCCCAAATATCACGAGGTCTGATTAAGTCCATAGCATATGCTTCTTCCATATAATCAGCCTGTTTTGGTTCAATCGTTTTACCAGCAACGGTATAGATTGTGTCCTCAAACGGCTTTTCCCATGTCTTTGTAATCGCACACCACATCTCGAATGGTGTTGACCAGGGATTTAATCCCAGGATTGTTGCAAAACGAGTACCTGTGATTTTCTTGGTTCTTTTAGGAGGGTCAATCTGAACACGATTACCCTCTAACCATCTTAAATTTGACATCACTGTGCCTCCTTGATTCTGTTTAATTCACGGTCGATTTTGTATTTCTGTATTGCTTGTACAGCGTCAATATTGATTAGGTCACTACCATATAGTTCTGTCAGACAGATAAGGACATCAGCGACTTCTTCATTGATACTCTCAACTGTTTTCAAACTCCAACCGTAGCGTATGTACTTGGTGAGCGATTGAATAAGTTCAGTCAACTCTTCAATAGCGATTGTCAAAACAACGTTGTCATCATACGCACCTATGATTTTCTCAATATCTTCGTACTTAGCGACAGGCACGTTCATTAATTCTAATAATTCTTTCATATTACGCCCCTAACATCTCGTTAACTCTCTTGATTACTGCTTCGCAGTCAGTCTTGCTGATGTTTTTAAAGGAATTTGTCTCTACGCCTAGTTTAATAATAAAATCTTCCTTGCTAGGGTCGGCTTCTCTTAATTTCTTAAGAACATTCTTTAATCCCCTAATCTGTAAATCACTAGCCTTTTCTGCTGGGGCAGTTAGATGTTCCTTAACCTGTTCTCTCTGCTGAAGAGTGACAGGGATCTTCTTCTGTACAGGCTTAGCTGCTACTGTCTTAGGTGCAGATTCCTCGCCAAGATGTCCGTCGATTTCATCTGCTTCACAGATATCCAATGCGATCATATAGAGGTAACGTCTCATGTAGGTGATAGATGCTCCTAAAGCCTGCATACTGTTTGTTGCCTTAGTACCCTTATTGTTGGAAATAATAGGTTCGATCTTATCGAACGGAGCAGTGAATGTAACTACTTCATCCGGATTGTCAGTGTTGATGACGTCCATTTTTGCCTGTCCGTCTTCGAATCTGACTACAGGAAGTAATCCGATGTCATTGAAAATCTTTGTTGCTCTAGGAACGATGTCCTCGAGTTCGAAATACTTGAATGACATGAACATATTCTTTCCTGTCTTTTCGACTCCACCTTCCATGAAAGTGAGTCTTGCCTGGATTAATTTCTGATAAACGTTACTAGGTTTGGTTGTTGTAGTTTTCTTAGTGGTTGTTGCCATTTTCTTCTTTCCTTTCTTTTCGGGCTTAATACCCTTAAAATCATTAATTCTTTTCTTAGCCATAGCGATATAAAAATCACGATCAATCTGCTCAATGTTTAATTCATTGTTGTTATCAATGAAACAATGCTCGGGTAGTGAATCGATTTTCGCTTCGGAAGAATCTTCTGCCTTGACCTTGTATAATTTTCCATATCGTTCATCTGAGGTAGCATACACACGATTTACCTTCTGAACGGGTACTTTCGTTCCATTTACGAGATGGTATGCTTCTTTGTATTTTGCCCCAGCCTTGGCTATCATCTGAAATTGGAAGATGTCATCACAATTGTTGATTGTCTCTTCCACAGGAATGTCATTTAAGAAGTATTCCTTCAATGCTGTTGCCACAATTACGCAGTTGTTATTGACATTGAATGCTCCTTTTGTAGACACACCTTTAACAAGATATCCACCCTTTGCCTTAGGTTTTCCACCTTGTTGTACTTCTATATAATTGTTGACGTCTTTCTGCATTATTTTGATAACAGTGTCTTCTTCTAACTCGAAGCCTGTTCTCTGTTGCCATTCATCGCAGATGTCGTTTAATTTCTTGTAATCCTTCTTGTCACACTCGACCATAATACCGTCAGTGTTCAGCTGCACGATTCGCAGTCCTTTTATTTCCTGGTAGCAGTGTTCTGCTAACTCAAGCAGATACAACTGACCCGATATGCAGACTGAACGACCCATCAACGGATCGTATAAATCGTTATATTTATTGAGAAGGCATCCATATGTCGTGTTACATACCAATTTAAGTGGATTTGCAACTTTCATATTTCCTTCTGCTTTAGCCTTCATACGACGATCAAGTACGTCCTCGTATAACTTAGGACTTGGAATATTACGACTGGTGTAACCATTAATTGTACATAAATGAGGGTAATAACTACCTACATCCTTATTCCATATTCCACGCTGATGTGATTCTGCCCAAATGAAATTGGGAATAGCACCATGGATTCCTCCGAACCCCAGTGTTACAGGACACTCACCTATCATGATGTTCAGTTTGCCTTTAAAAACTTCATCGTCTGATAACGAGCCATCATGTATTCTGTCAAAAAAATCAAATACTTCTTGAGGAATGTATTCCTTTTTGAGATTTGATGGATATTCATAACATCTTTCATCGTTATGCTGTTTCTTCTTGGCTTGAAGCATTGCTGCAGTAAGTTTAGCGTTGGTCATTCCCATTGCCTTGACTTCATTTATTCCAGCAAGTTTCCCTAGGTTTATCTTGTTTTCTAGATAATCCTTTCTTAAGTCAATCAATTTCTCAGTGGAATCAACATCATGCTTACAGTAGAAGACTGTCTCTTCTCGTTCCTCGTCAGTAAGAGGTCTGTCAATGTCAAAAGGAACTGAACTTTCCTTAATTGGCATTCCGAGATGTCCTTCTATTGCTTTCAGAGATAACCCCTGTTGAGTGTCATCTCTGATATCAACATTGTTGAATCGGAAGAAGTAATCAAGCATTGGACACTGCCAACCTTGACCCCCGCCGATAATATAATCGTTGATTTTCTTTATTTCTTGTGGTGAGTAACCACCGACGATTGCCTTGATAATGTACTGATCGTAGTGCTTACTGTTGAACCCTACGTAGATGTAGTCATCACTCAAACAATCAGCCAAGGCTTCATTGTCGTTCCAAATACAGGTGTACTTACCCGACTGCTTGTCCTTGAACACGACCAGCCAGTCATGTGCGAAGACTTCACAGTCATATGTAACTAATCTCATTCGTCTAGAAAGTAACAGCCGTTGCGTTTATAGACGCTACAGCGTTTTTTATACGACTTTACAAGATAGCCGATATCATCGACAAAGTCATATGTGACTGGATTATCCTTGCCTTCACACGTTCGTGCGATACGTCCTATACTCTGAGTCACCACTGCGTAATCCTTTTGCGGTGTAGTCATGTACAGACGTTCCAGGCACGGGATATCGAGTCCTTCACGGGCGAGAGAATAAGTAGCAAACAGATATTTCTTTCTGCCGACTCTCATATCTTCAAGAGCCTCCTCTCGCTCCTTCTTGCCTTTCTTAGATGTCATCTTCCCACTCACCATGACTGCGTCCTTTCGCATATCCTCGGGTAGCAGATTCATGATGTTCTCTAGATGACCAAGTCTTGCTGATAGAATCAGTGACGGTCTTCCTGGCTCGATGGAATCAGCAATCAATTGATTGCGTTCTTCATTTTCAACCAGGTATGTAATCAACTTTGTGTAATTGATGGTCCCGTCAGTATTCAGAGCACCTCTGCTCATCTGAACTCCTGTTCCCACAGGCAGTATTCCAACTTTCATGATCTTATCTGCGACTGCTTCGTCGGGTACTATATAAGAGATGTTCCCCACAAGAGCATATGTTGCCTCAATCATTCCATCTGATCGATGAACTGTTGCAGACAATCCATATTTATGTCTAGCTGCTAACGAGTTAAGCACCTTCTGATACTGAGTAACAGATGTTGGTGTACCACTGACTCGGTGGACTTCATCAGTTATGATTACATCCCATTCGTTCTTCAATTGTGAAAGGTCTAACTTACACATAGTTTGAACTGTCGCAAAGGTAATACCTTTTCCGATATTTACTCTTCCTTCTGAGATTGCTCCCAACAGAGAGGAGTCCATGTACAATTTCGCTCTGTCCATGCTCTGCTTGACTAAGTCAAGGGTGTGGCAGAGCCATAATGTTTTTCTGCCGAGTCTAGCAGCTAACGCAATACCCATCTGCGTTTTGCCACTACCGGCGGCACTTTGTAATATGCCGTATCTAGCAAGTACCATCGCTTCTACGGCTTCTTTCTGATAATCGTATAGAGGAATGTCGCATTTATAATCGACTTCCTGGTACGTTTTGAAATTGCTCTTGAAGACCGTTGTTTCTTTGTTCGGTAGTTCTCTCAAAACTCCGAATGGAAGAATCAATTCGTCTCCGTGTCTTTCGTATAACGATAATGTCTTAGGTGTGTTGCCCAACCACAAATGCATTCTCGCCTTAGAGGCATACTCGGGATTGGAAAGAACCAGGTTCTTCTTACACCAGTTGATCATCTCTTTTGTTGGTTCGTGAACAGTCAAGACATTAGATACTTCTATAAGCATTGGTTCAACCACTCCTCTAGAGTCATACCGAATGACTCGATGTCTTCTTTAGTGGCTGTTCTCTTCTCCTGTCGAATGAGGAGTAGAGCGAAATGACTAATCATATAGATTTCGTCATCTATGAGCATAGCGAACCATCCACGTCCATTGCCACTATCGCACCATGCGTTCATCGCAAAGTGCTGATTGTCCTCTATTCTAGTTAGAGGAAACTTATTGTTCTTGCACACCTTACAGTCAATAAGATATGCCTTACCGTTTCGTACTGCGATAACATCTGCTGGCTGACCAGCCGAGTTCTGAGCCAGGTTATGTACCCAAAATCCCTTTCCAAAAAGGATTTCGCAGAACTTCTGCTCGAACTTGTTACCGTCAGAACGGTTGCTCATCGTTTACCGATGAATACGTACTCTGCAAACAGTACGTTTAACCCAATTGATGATGCACACAGCACGTGCACCCCTGGATCGTTCCAATTGTTACCAGTCAGTACCATGCTGATTAAAGTAACAAGTACGAATATGTTAAGCAAAATTGCTAACACTTTTTCATAATTAGTCATATGACTACCTCCATGAATGTGGTATAATAACCACGTAAACTTTTTAGTTTTAGGCACGTGTTCGCAGCACGTGTCTTTTTCTTTTACTCGTAAGCACCTAGAGCCGTAGAAGGAAAGGATTTTGGAAAATGTTTGGTAGGAGAATGTCTATGAAATATGAGCAAATGTTTGCAACAGTCATACCTTCCACGGCCGTAGATGCTTACGAATCTACAACACTATTTAGTTGTAAAGTGGTTCATGTATTCCTCATAAGCCTTACGAGGAATATGAACTGATCGTCTGCCGTTTTCATTGGTGACGACTATGCCAGGGAACTTGCCTTGTTCGATGGCATTTATGATGAAGTTACGAGACACTCCCATATCTTGCATAACTTCTTCTATGAAAATGGACTTGTCATTCGCATTTAGTCTTCTCATAACTACCTCCCGTACGTTATATACGTACTCTAAGAGAAAAATTTTTAGAACTCCACATCGTCATAGTATATTGGACGAGTAGGGTTCTTTTCGTTATAGAACTTGATGAGCGTATGAAACGCTCTGAGTTCCATTGTCCCAGGATCTTTTTCCCACTTCTGAAAAGTGGGAACGGAGCAATTGCATAATGCACCAGCGTCTTCTAGTGTTAGGTTTGCCCCAATTCTCAATTGTTTGACACTTAACATCTTATCGCCTCCTTTCTTGTCGTCCGTATCTAACGGACTTCGTGATTACATCATACAACCGCGAACGTACGTTGTCAACAATCTTTTTTATGTTTTTGAAAAATTCTTTATAAATTATAAAAATTCTTTATGAATCATAAAAATTTTTTATTTTAATCAAACGATTGTTAACAACATACTAAAATGATAAAATGTGATTGAAAAGGAGGTGAACATCATGAAAGATGAATACTATAAAACAGTTGGTGCATTCTTTAAAGAAAAGCGTGAACAGAAAGGAGTATCTATCAATGATACGGCAGTTACCATGGGTCATGCTAAAAGTTGGTATTACGATATAGAAATCGGAAGAAATAGAATATGTTTAAAAGAATGTATAGAATTATGTAAATACTTTAATACTAATCTGAACGAATTACAGGAATATATAGAGAAGAATGGATTGTGATCAATATGGCTAAATTTAGAAGAAGACCGAATAATTCGGGGACAGTAGTCAAACTTAGTGGAAATCGTCGCAAGCCTTATGCAGCTAAGATTACATTAGACGAGAGAAATCCCGTCAACGGTGAAAAGAAGAGATTGGTAATCGGAACGTTCGAGACCAGGGAGGAAGCATTGAATGCTTTATCCCTCTATTCTCTTACTAGGTCTAAGAAGATAACAAACGAGGAAGCGACAGAGGTCGCTCCCGACTTGTACACATTACTGCAAAGAAAAACGCAGAAGAAAACTCCTACGTTTGCTGATATATTCTATATTCTGTTCAATGAGGATTTCAGCAATCTGTCGGTGAGTAGACAAAAATCCATGAAGTCTGCATTCGGTCACCTGGAGTGTCTGCACGATATTCCTATCACTGATATAGACTTGTCGCTCATGCAGTCTGTGTTTAATGACGATCAATCGAAACACGGCATTCAGAGAGACATGAAGACTGTATGTACCAAGATATTTAAATACGCAGTAATACATAAATGTATTGGTCGAAACGATGACTATACAGAGTTTATAAAGATATCCAAGTATGAAGAATCAAGCAAACATTATCCGTTCACAATAGACGAGATAAGAGAGTTAAAACGTCTCAATACTAAGGAAACTAGATTAATGCTTGTTTACATCTATACTGGACTGAGAGCAAGCGAGCTACTCAAGATTGACCGAAACAACGTACACGTTAATGTCAAATCCAATGATGATGGACAAGACATGATCATATCCTATATGGTGACAGGGTCTAAGACAGACGCTGGGAAGAATCGAATCGTACCTATCAATGACGATATAAAAGACATTGTAATAGAGGACATTCTAGTTGACGGAGAAAGAACTGTCGATTGCGTATACAACAATCTGACTAATAGAATAATGCCTAAAATCAACACAATGTTGGGTTCAAACCATACCATGCATGACACTCGTGTGACTTTTGCTTCACTGTGTCAGTTGTACAATGTTGATGTATATATCCGTAAGAAGGTGCTTGGTCACAAATTAAATGATATAACTTTCGACGTATATACTAATGAAAGTAAAAATAGATTATGTAGCGAAATAAATAAGATTCATGTATAATGAGTTAGTGTTATCAGTTTGTTACCTTTTCACACGTAAGAGTTAATAATTGAACGCAGAAAATGGCTTAAATACTAGGTTTTTGGCATAAGTTAGTTTTGTCAGAGAAATCTTATTTTCGCCACACAGCGTTTTTTACGTTGTGTGGCTTTTTGTATGTTTAGGAGGAAAATTATGAATCAAGATTATATGAAAACAAAACCTATACTCTCTTTAGTATTATCGATGAGCTTACCAATGGTGTTATCCATGCTTGTTAATTCTCTCTACAATATTGTAGATAGTTTCTTTGTGGCGCGTATTAGTGAGAATGCGATGAATGCTTTATCTCTAGTATTCCCTATTCAGAACCTTATTACTGCGATTGCCATAGGGTTTGGTGTGGGCATGAATGCAGTGATTGCATTCTATCTAGGTACAGAGGATCATAAGAAAGCTGAAAATTCTATGGCACAGGGATTATTACTTTCTGCAATACATGGAATAATCTTAATGATTGTCTGTGTTGTGTTTATTCCTAACTTCTTAAAATTCTTTACAAATGATCCTGTTGTATTAAAGGATGGGATATTATATGGACGTATTGCCTTCTCATTCTCTTTTGTGATTCAGGTAGGTATTGCCTTTGAAAAGATCTATCAGTCTTTAGGACGTATGGCTCTCACTATGAAGATTATGATTATAGGATGTGTCACAAATATTATTCTTGATCCTATTTTAATATTTGGTTTAGGTCCTATTCCTGCAATGGGTATTGCAGGAGCTGCGATTGCGACTGGTATTGGTCAGACAGTTCCTTTTATTCTATATCTATATTATTATAAGGTAGATTTACCACTACGTATTCATAAGGAAGCTTTAGAATGTACTCAATATTATAAGAAGTTATATGGTATTGGTATTCCTGCTACTTTAAATATTGCTTTACCTTCTGTTCTTATTTCTGTATTAAATGCGATTCTTATTTCTTATTCAGCTATTTATGTTGTAGTACTAGGTATCTATTATAAGCTTCAGACATTTGTCTTTATGCCATCTAATGGAATCATCCAGGGTATTAGACCACTTGTTGGATATAACTATGGGGCTAAAGAATATAATCGTATTAATAAAATCTATAAGCTCACTCTTGGTTTGAGTTTAATTATTATGATTGCTGGAACACTTCTTTGTTTTGTATTCCCTAAAGAAATCATGGGACTCTTTACCAAGAATAAAGAAACACTTGATGCCGGTGTGATTGCCCTACGTATTATTAGTATTTCCTTTGTCTTCTCTTCACTCTCACTTACTTCAGGAGGTGTACTAGAAGGACTAGGTATGGGTATTCCATCACTCATTATCTCTTTATGTCGATATGTTGTCATTATTCTACCATGTGCTTATATTCTTTCTTCACTACTTGGACCAACTGGTGTATGGCATGCTTTCTGGATTACAGAAGTATTTACTGCAGTTATTTCTCTACTTATATATAAGAAGAAAAAGAAAGATTCATTTAACTTATGAGTGAAATCACAAAACATGCATTAGAAGATTCTTTAAAGGTATTACTCTTAAGAAAACCTTTTAATATGATTACGATTGGTGATCTCACAAAGGAATGTGGTATTAACCGTATGACATTCTATTATCACTTTACTGATATGCATCATTTACTTTCCTGGATTATCTTGGATGAAATACATCAATTACTATTAAATACAAATATCTACCCTGAAGGATTTATTTGTCTTCTCTATAAGATGAAAGAAGACAAGGTCTATATTATGAATGTATATCATTCATTACATCAAGAAGAGCTTCAAAGCTATTTATCCCCGATGATTCAAGGACTGCTTAAAATGAAGATAGAGGAAGAAGCCCAAGAAATATCTATTAAAGAGTCAGATAAAGAATTTATTGCTCGTTTCTATTCTTATTGTATTGTTGGATTATTGATAGATTGGTTGAATGATGACATGAGAGAAGATCCTGAAAGATTATTTGATAAGATGGATGAAATCATGCATGGATGTATCAAAAGAGCTCTTAAAAGATTTGAAATTCATCAAAACTAATTTTTTGATTAAATTTTTTACACTTGATTGGTCATGATAAGATATTTATCATGGCTTTTTGTTTGTTTAAATAAAAGTGATAAAATATGATTTATACTAGAGTCATATCAAGGAGGTAACTATTATGTATTATTCATCAGGAACTTATGAAGCATTTGCACACCCAGAAAAACCAGAGGGTGTAGAAAAGAAATCAGCTTATATTATTGGAACAGGCTTGGCAGGTTTAACTGCTGCCTTCTATCTAGTAAGAGATGGACAGATGCCTGGCAATCATATTCATTTATTAGAAAAGCTAGAGCTTGCAGGTGGAAGCTGTGATGGTTATAAAGATGTACACAAAGGCTTCTATATGCGTGGAGGACGTGAAATGGATAACCACTTTGAAATCATGTGGGATGTATTCCGTGATGTACCTTCTATTGAAACACCTAACGTATCTGTATTAGATGAATACTATTGGCTTAATAAGCATGACCCTAACTACTCTTTATGTCGTGCAACAGTCAATAAGGGTGAAGATGCGCATACTGATAAGCTATTTAAATTAGATAAAGATAGCGCAATGGCATTGTCTCAGCTCTTTATTACACCTGAAGCAAATCTTGAAGATAAGAAGATTTCAGATGTATTACCAGAGTCATTCTGGGAGACTAATTTCTGGCTATATTGGCAAACTATGTTTGCATTCCAGAAATGGTCTAGTGCATTAGAAATGAAGCGCTATTTATGCCGTTATGTACATCATATTGATGGTTTACCAGACTTTAGTGCTTTAAGATTTACTAAGTATAATCAGTATGAAAGTATGATTTTACCTTTAATTGAATATTTAAAGAAACATGATGTAGATGTTCAGTTTGGTATGGATGTCAAGAATGTCGTTATTGAAGATGTAGATGGTAAGAAGACAGCTAAGGAACTTATTTATGTAAAAGATAATAAAGAACAGTCTATTCCTTTAACTGCAGATGATTTAGTCTTTATTACTAATGGATGTTGTACTGATACATCAAGTTATGGTGATCAGACTCATGCACCTGATTTATCTCATATTGTGAATGGTCAGGGTGAATCATGGGATTTATGGAAGAATATTGCGAAACAGGCTAAACATGACGAATATGGACATCCAGATGTATTCTGCAGTGATACAGAAGCGACTAACTGGATGAGTGCCACTGTAGAAACATCTAATGAAGATATTATTCAGCATATTATAAATATTTGTAAACGTGATCCACGTGCTGGTAAAGTGACTACTGGTGGTATTGTGACTGTAAAGGATAGTGTTGATAATTGGTTCTTATCATGGACTATTAACCGCCAGCCACAGTTTAAATCTCAGAATAAAGATACAATACTTGTATGGCTTTATGCCCTTCATACTAATACAGAAGGTAACTATATCAAGAAAGCTATGAGAGATTGTACAGGTGAAGAAATCTGTCAGGAATGGCTTTACCATATTGGTATGGATGAAAACAAGATCAAAGACTATTCAGAAAATGCATGTAATACAACAACATGCTTCATGCCTTATATCAATGCCTTCTTCCAGCCTAGAAAGAATGTAGACCGTCCTAAAGTTGTACCAGAAGGCGCAGTGAACTTCGCATTTATTGGACAGTTCGCAGAAACACCAAGAGATACTATCTTTACGACTGAATATTCTATGCGTACAGGTATGGAAAGTGTCTATACATTACTTAATGTAGATCGTGGTGTACCTGAAGTATGGGGTTCTCAATATGATATCAGAGAATTATTAAGAGCAGCTTATTATGCAGTAGATAAGAAGAAGATTAATGAGTTACCATTAAACTTCAAGGAAAAGATGCTTTTAAAGACTGTACTAAAGAATGTAAAAGGTACAGATCTAGAACTCTTATTAAGAGAGACAGGATTAATAGAATAACGAGCAAGCTGGTTATCCAGCTTGTTTTTTTATATAAAAACTCACTAAATTTCTGATTATCTTTTCATAAGTTGGTAAATGCCGATATATCCCGTATTTTAGGGCTTTATCGGTATTTTCTTTTTGGAAGATACCTTGCATAAGCTGGCATTTACCAGCATGAAAATGCAACCAAAAGTAGTAAATGAGTAGTAAATATAAGCTCCGATATTAACAAGCCAGTCTTTCCAGTTCCGCTTTTGCAGATTGAAATGTACCGTGTGCGTAATAGCCAAGTGTCATGGTTATGTTAGCGTGTCCCATGAGATATTGCAGGGTGTTTGGGTTCATTCCTCTATTTGCCATATTCGTACAATAAGTATGTCTGAATGAATGTGGTGTGATGTTCGGTAACTTATCCGTGTGATACTTGTTATATTTCTTAATCAATCCTCGCACCATACCCTCATAGTTTCCTGCAACTTTAGGCAAGCCCTCACGGTTTAAGAATAGGAAATTGCTGTAACCACCTACAATCAGCGGTTGTGCTTT